TAATAAGCTTTTTTAATTCCTCCAGCAGTTGAATAAGTTTTAATTATATTATCTGGCTCTTTATCAAAAGCCGATTTAACTTTTTCTACATTTCTAATATCGTCATCAGAAAATCCTATTGTTGGAACAAAATTATTTGTTACTTTATTTTTAATATATGCGTCCTTATGAATCTTTAAACCAATCTCTCTAACAAATTGAGAGAATTCTTTTAAGGCTTTGATTTTCCCTTCTTCCGGATTTGTTGCGGAACCTTCTCCATAAGATACAGGATAAAATTTACACAAGTCAAGATATTCTCTAATCATTTCTTTTTTAGACATTTCACCTTCACCCGCTAAATCTCTATATTTTTTTAAATTTTTAACTAATTCATTTGAACTAATCCCATTGTGGTTTGATACAATTAAATTATAACAAGCCTCTTTAATAACACTTGGAGTATGTCCTCTAGCGGTCACTATCGAAAAAATTGACCCGTTATTAATTGCTTCAACAAAGTCATTCCAAGCCGGTCCTGTTTTGGCTAATAGAGAATCAACAATAAATTGTCTATCACCTTTAACTCCAAAATATTTAAATGGGTCTTCACCAAAACCTACAATGGTATGTCCTTCATATTTAAAAGGGGTTTTACCAATATCGATTCTATATTCGGCAAAATCTTCAGTAGTCATACCTACTTCATTACCATCCTCATCTTTTAAAATTATTTTGGTTGGCATGGTCATAATATTATCATCCCAATCAAACGCGTAGTATTTCATGTCGGGAGTACCCAATTCACTAATACCTTCTCTTAAATTTATTTTTCTAATTTTCATATTCTTATTAATAAATAAAGACAAGTCGAGTTTTATGTCGACTTGTCTTAAAATTATTTTTAGATGTTATCAAACGATGCACCTGTTGGAGTTATGTAGAACGTAATGTCTATGAACTCAAGAGACCTAGTCGGTTTGATATAAATTTTACCTGTTAATTGATTTCTATCTAAATCCGCAGTGTCTGAAGAAACTGTTACACGGAAATCGTATAAACCTCTGTCTCTTCTAATTGCGTCTAATATAGGGTTAACCGCATCTAAGAAATCTTGTCTCACTTTCTCATCATTTTGTTCAAACAATAATCTTACAGAAACCGCAGATATTAACTTACGAGCTTGTAACAATAATCGTCTTACATTGATTCTATCAAGAGCAGATTCTCTAATTTGCATTGTCTTATTACCCCAAATTACAGTTCCAACATCAGAGAAGGTTGCAATTGGGTTAATTCTTCCTTTATATAGAACATCTCTATCTTCTTGAGTAAGTTTCTTTCTTGCTTTGATTGAGTTTACAATACCACGAGTGTAACCTGCCGCTGCGAACCAAGGGAATGCGATATTATCAGTTAACGCCAAGTTTCTTGTCACCTCAGCCGTAGCCGGAATGTAGATTTGTGTGTTATTTACAGTATCTCTCGTTAAAACCCATGGGTAATAAGTTGCAGTGTAGTTTGAATCAATACCGGAAGTTTCTAAATTATCTACCGCTTCTTGTGGGTAAATCATATCTAATTGGTCACCAGTTGATGGTACAAACATATTGTAATCAGGTGTTGTACAGATATAAATAGAATCCGCTCTATTGAATTCAATCATCTCGATTGCGTCTTCTACTAAGTTAGAATGATTTACATAATCAATACCTGGAGTAACAAATACATTAATGTTAACCGCCTCAGGATTAGAGAATGTTTGTTGTCCTAATAAGTAAGCGTAATAATCAGTATTTGCCCAATCTTGTGCATTGTTACCAACAGTAATTTGTTTAAATGCTCCCCATCCAGTAGCCGTTGGGTATTTAAATGAAGGACATGCTCCATTTCTATAACCAATTTTACCTAATACAAATCTATCAGCATTTGTTCTGTGTTCAGTATAGATATCCCAACCATCAAATCCACCACGACATAATAACGAGAATTTACGTGCATAAAGTCTATAGTAAGGATTTGCTTCATTGTCAGGGTCTGAAGTAAATGGTGCTGAACCCACATAAAACGCTGGTGTACCACTTGTTGAAAAATAACTTGGTATTGTAATACCACTTGCGTTAATATCCATATGGAAACCTCTCGTTCTAAACGCCCATTCATCACCTGAAACATCTGTACAAACATCTAATGGTAATTGTTTACCTTTATATGTGTAGAAGTCAGTATCATAACCAACAGTATCAGATATACCAAGATAAGTTCTACGAACATTGTCACCCGCACTTCTTATAATATCGTCAGCTCCTGAAGATAGACCAAATGGTGGGTTATAAATAATTTCACCAGGATAATCGTATTTTGTTTTATAAATTGGGAATGGAGGACGAACACCAGCGTATTCTCTAAAATTATAACCTTCAAAACCACAAGGTAATGCGTCAATTGGTGCATCCTCGTTCATTTCAACCATCACAAATTTAGAATTCAATGCGTATTCTCCGTCTAATGAACCAATTTTCTTAGCAATAAAACTATTATCGTTAGGGTCCATAGAACAGTTAGTAAATTTCTCAAGAACCACAGGATTATTATCCGAGTCAAAGAAATCTCTAACGATTACATCAAATGTACCATTATTAAATGAAATGTTAGCCATTGAAATTTTAACTTCAATGTTTGCATCGTCACCATCAGCAATTGTTGTAAATTTAAATAAGTTATACACTTTTGAACCTCTTAATTCAGATACTACCCATGGAGATGTAGGTGATTGATATTTTTCAAGATACCAAGCAATTGACGTTGGGTCAACACTTTGTCTTGCATTTGGTAATGCCGTTAAGTCACAACTTAAACCTCTAATATAACCTTTTCTCCAACCATATGTTAATAATGCTTGGAATCTTTCTTCAACAAATAAAGGAACAACCGCTCTTGGTTTTGCGAAGTTAGATTGACCAAATACTTTAGAAATATATTTACTATCAGAATTTGATAAAGATGTTTCAAAGAAGAACGGATTACCGTCTTTATCCGTTACATTAATACCAAATGTTGAGAATGGATTTTTAGTTACTCCAGAATAAGCTCCCGTACAATCTAATTGTACCGCAGAACCGTCAAACTGACCATAAGCATTAACACCTCCCGAAACTTCATAAACCGCTCCATTATCAGTACCGTATGTTGCCAATCCTCTTGAACGTAAAGTTGCAACAACTAAATCATCAAAATCACTATAAGCGGTTCCACTATAAACATAGATTTGTCCTGTTAAAGTACCTGAATAACATACTGTTGGTTTAACTGTTGTAGTAGTTGTTGTTGAAATTGGTGTTGGTGTAACACAAGGATTAGTTGTAGTTGTTGTTGTTGGTGATGTTGTAGTGGTAGTTGTTGGATTAGTAATTTCGGTTAAACCTGAAACAATTGACCAAAAAGAATACCCACTATAAGCAGAATTACCTAAATTATCAAATAACGCGTAATACCAAGGGTCATTTTGAGGTGCCGAATAGTTAAATAAGTTTTCGTTAACATTCTCCACATTAAATACGTTTGTTTCCGCAGTAAAGATTGTTGATAATGCCGTATATACTTCACCAGAAATGGGTCCGTAATAATAGATGTTAGACGTTTCTGCCGTAAAAGGGTCAGTTGCATTCATAATATCAAAAATTTGACTTGTCATATCTTGATATAATGTTCCTGTACTACCATTAAAATTTTCATATGGTAAATTAATTCTATCCGAAATTTGTACAGGAATTTGTGTTGGGTCAATGAATGATATTGTTGAAGTACTATTACTACAACCTGTAAAATCGATTGAATAATCAATAACATGAGGTACCAAACATTCAAATACACAGTCAATAGTTTCTCCTGAATAACAGTCAAACTTAACTGTTTTAGGGTCAACATTTGCCTTTGTTGTGATTGACCAAGATGGACCGGCATCATAACCCGATAAACCTAATACTCTTGTTACGAACAATTGGTTAGACTGTTGTAAGTAAGCCTTAGCAATATACGAGGCTTCATATTTAGGAATTTGTGTGTTTATGAATTTTTCAGGTGAGGTTCCTCCAAAATATGAGGTAAACTCATCGAAGTTTCTGATAAAGATAGGTTCGAAAGCGGGACCTTTTTGAGTCTCACCAACAATACCTAAAGTTGTAACACCTACACTTTGTGCCACAAAACTCAAATCAACTTCAGAGGTATACACTCCAGGAGACACGAATACTTTGTTGTTTGTTGCCATTATTTTTTTTCTTTTAGCTTGTTAATTTATTTTATAGATAAATATTCGAAAAAAAACCAAAATACTTTACTTTGTAGTAACTATTTATAAATTGGGTAGAATAAAGTCTACCTTTTTTCTACCATGACTGATAAAGTAACCAAAATAAAGAATTTAAAGATATCAATTGAGGTTCACAATATCCTAAAGACCTATTGTGAAAAGAAGGGTATAAAGATGTATCGATTCTTAGAAAGAATGATTGTTGAAAAGTGTAAAGAAAAACCTGATGTTTACGGTGAAAACTAAATTGGGTTACCAAATAACTTAATTATTGATTCGTTAGAATTATCCAATTTAACAATAACAAATTTTAATATGTCATTGGTGTTTATTTGAAGTTCGGTTAAATCCGAACCATAATAATCATTGTTAATGAACACATCATAACTTGCAACATTAATGGTTGACGCTACTACAATATTTGTTGTGTAGTCAAAGATTTGTGAGATAATATTATTATCCACAACAAATAATACATCTATTTCATTACCTCCTGAAGTAATTTCTTTTTTAATCCGTCTTCTTGTTTTGTTGGTATCAAATTCTACAACTTGTAATACTCTTGAAACTGCCGGAGAAACTTCAAACTCATTTTCATCAATTAAAAACCCTAATAATGTAAACTCGTAACTTTGGATATAATATTTTCTTTTCTCCAAATCCATTACAGATTCATCTGAGATATTTCCCATAACAATAGGAATATAGTGACCTTTAATTACTTGATAAGCTTGTTTTGACGCAAACTTTTCAAGAACATTTTTATTGAATTCATTAAGTTCTCTCATTCTATTACAAACTATTTTAACTGTATATGTAATATCAACAGGAACTGGCTGAGGTATTTTATATATGTCCATACCATTTCTTTGACCATCCCATGTCGGTACTTGAGCGTAAAAGTATTGTCTTCTGTTTGGAATATTATACACCGTCGCAGGATTAGTTCCAAATTTTACCTCGGGAACTCTAACAGTAGTAATGACAGGAGGTTCGACATTTTTATCCAGATTCTGTAAATTCCACGTTTCAGTAAATTGACTCCAATTCTGAGTAGTAACTAAAATATCAATTGTTGGTATTACCTTACCATCAATCACCGTCTTTAATTCATTTTTAACAAATTCTAAAAACCCACCATCCAAATCGGCATGTAATAATGATTTTGGAAGATACGTACCATCCTTATTAATCTTATCAACTAACTCCTGTCTTCTTGGTAAAAGAATTTTAGATTCAGTTAAAGGAATATCTTTTTTTATTTTTTTTGGTAAAGGCATTATTTTATTTTTTTAGGTGTATTATCATGACGACATTTATGACAGATGTATGGGTCATTACCACCATCATCTAATGACCAATTCCAATTACAGTTGTCACAAAATACTTCATTATTTATGACAGTTTCAAGAATCATTTTCTTTTGTCTTTCAGTTATAATAATTTTCATTTTTTTTAGATTGTTTAAATCCTTTTTTTATTTTATCATTATAAACCGCAGAGATTATTTCTAAAAATTCAAGTCTTGTAAAATTAATATTAGGATATCTACGTCTAAATGTTTCACTAAGTCTTTGAGTAACCCAATTTTCATATACCCCAAAATTATCGGGTTTGTTACCTGGCCCACTACTTCTAATATCATTATTTATATGATGAATAACGTAATCAACAAGGTCGTCTATTTCGTAAACTCTTCTTAATACTTCTAATTGAGTTTCTGTTATTAGTATTTTCATTATAAACCTCTAAATTCGTTATTTGTAACTGGTGATGCGATTATACTTCTATAAAACGGTTTGTACCCCGCGTAACTATGTTTATTGTCTGAAATAACCCTTCCATCATTATTTACTGTGTAGTATCTAACTCTATCCTCAGTCTCATAGTACCCAATATAATCACCAAAATTAATATCAATACCTAATTCGTCCAATTGTTTTTGATACACAGAAACTTTTAAATTACCTGGTTCAAACTGTTCAATTTTAGAATTACCTAAGTTTTTATTCTCAGGAGCCATAATTTGAACGTGTCCTTTAAATTCGATTGGAGGTAAAAATTTAATACCGTCAGACACTGTTTCTCCGTAAACGTTATCTGTTTTACTTTTTTGTTTATCAATTCTATATAATACTAAGGTGAAGTTCATATCACCATACAACCACTCTTCCCCCATTGAGATATCGAGTGAGTAATCTTCGGCACCGAAGAACTTACCTATTCTTGTTATTGGAACTTTATTCTCTGACATATTGATAAATATTAAAAGATTCGTT